TATCTGACCCCCTCAAAGAGAAGTTGGAAGCAGAAGCACAAGGTTTAAAATTAATTAACAGAGGTAAAGGTTCAACAGGAACCATTACTTCATTCTTTAATAATTAGGAGTATATTATGGAAAAAGGTGATGTAGTAAGTGTCGTCGCAACAAGTGGAGAGTACGTTGGTATTCTTGAGACACTTGAACCCCTGACACTTAATAAACCACGAATGGTAGTTCAGGCTGCAGATGGTGGTATGGGATTTGCACGTGGTGTTGCAGTAACAGGAGAAGAGAATCCTGACAGTATGACTTTTGGGTCGTATGTGTTTATTGCAAAATCAAATGATAAAGTGACAGATGCACATGCAACTGCAACTAGTTCAATCGTCAAGGCAGATTCTAAGATCGTTACGTAATGACGAGTCGAGAAGGATATGATGCATATACGTTATACCTTGGGATTAAGTTACACTTCACTTCCAAGGATTATAACTTTATTAAGTACAACGGTAAAGTAAAAGCAGACATCAAATCCTTTCTCAAACGTAAAGACAAATACCACTTTGGTAAATTGTTTAAAACGTATAAGAACGAACTGCAAGATTTTTATATTGCAAACTTGTCCATTAAAGATCAATGGGCAGGTGATCTTCTAAATGAAGATGCAGATAGAGTGTATAAGGACTGGAAGAAAAGAAATCAAAAACTCTTCTACCTATTTGAAACTGAAGTGTCAGATCAATTGAGAAAGTTTAAAATAGATACACTACTGAAAGTTACAAACGGTCAACATCCTCGTTTACTTAAAGCATACATGCGAAAGGAAATAAGTTTAGAGACACTTTGTATTATGGATGAGATTATTGAATTCACAAAAGACTGGGACAGACTTATATCAGAGACCGTTGTCTATCCTGAAATATCAATTAAGATTAATAAGTATAGATCATTTGTACAATTCGATCACGATAAGTACAAGAGGAAACTAATTGAATTATGCTCACAATAGTTGGTAATGGCCCTAGTAGATTAAAATATGATTTAGACTCACTGGAAGAATGGTGGGGTTGTAATCAAATCTTTAAAGATTCGATACCTGATATATTGTTCTGTATGGACATTCCTCAACAGGTAGACATATTTAATAAACAATACTATAAAGAACACAAAGTCGCAGTCGGAGGATGGGAACCATTAGAGATTGAATACTTCCATGGATTGAAGTTAGGACTGGGTGTAGGACAACAGAAAATAAACGACCACGTCGACGAAATCGAACACGACAGATTTGTGGTTATGGGGAATGAATACGAAACTGATTTATTGGGCTATAGCAGCAGTTATCAGGATAACATAGTTATATATAATTTTTTAAATCTCAAGAACCTTTTTACTGGAATGAGTGCATTAGGATATGCAATGGAACAGGGAAGAGAAGAGATTACACTGTTAGGTTTTGATGCATTACAATATGGTGATGTGTCGAATGTATATGAAGGTCAGGAATTTTATCAGACTAAATATACACTAGAGGATAGAGTGTTTGATGCACAACGTTCTCAGTTTATTGCACTCTTAAAGGAGTATAACGAATCTAAGGTTTATTTCAAAAACTCCCTAGACAAGTTAGAACTGGTAGAGTATAATAAACTTAATTACTATGAAAGTAGTGATACGTGGACTTTAGGTCAAGGGTTTGATCTTTAGTCTTAATATAATAGATAAGATGCAATACAATGCTAATACAATAGGAGAATACAATGTCATCTTTAGAAAAACTCAGAGCGGCTATGGAATCCGCTACTCCCCAAACAGGAGGAGAAAAAAAGTCCTATTCCGACGATAGATTTTGGAAACCTGAACTTGATAAATCAGGTAATGGTTTCGCAATCATTCGTTTCTTACCTACCCCTGAAGGAGAAGAAATGCCTTGGGTCTCATACTGGGATCACGGATTTCAAGGGCCAGGTGGATGGTATATCGAGAAGTCTTTAACGACTCTTGGTAAACAAGACCCTGTCAGTGAATACAACACTCAGTTGTGGAACACTGGAATCGAAGCAAACAAAGAACAGGCACGTAAACAGAAAAGACGTTTACACTATGTGTCTAACATCTATGTTGTTTCAGACCCTAAAAATCCTGACAACGAAGGTAAAGTCTTCCTTTATCGTTATGGGAAAAAAATCTTTGAACAGTTGAAAGAGGCAATCAGTCCTGCATTTGAGGACGAGGCTGCAATCAATCCTTTTGACTTGAGAGGAGAAGGTGCAAACTTCAAAATCAAAATCAGAAAAGTAGATGGTTACTGGAACTATGATAAGTCAGAGTTCGAGACACCTGCACCACTTTTTGATGATGAAAATCAACTGAACGACATATATACTTCAGTTAATTCATTGTCTGAGATTATTGCACCTAACGAGTTCAAATCTTATGAAGAACTCAAAGAGAAACTTGACAGAGTGTTAGGTCTCTCAGGTGGAGTAACCACAACATCAACTGCAGAATCAGTTGCAGAAGACCTTGACGAAGTGCCTTGGTCTAATGTTAACACAGAAGGTACTGCAGATGAACCTGTAATCTCATCAGCAGATTCAACTTCAAGTAATAGTGTCGAAGAAGGTGATGATGCGATGGATTACTTCAAGAGACTTGCGACTGAATCGTAAGTCTTGACTTAGGGGATGGAAGATAATATTATGAGTGTCCGTGATAGTCTTCCATACTCACTGAGACCGTGGATAAAAATGGGGGTACTCAGTAAGGGAAAGGTGAATGGTGTAACAGCGGATTCATCGGTGTATAGCGGGTTGCTGTAAGGCGAGGGGCGAATACACACTTTTTTTAAAAACCACCTAGACAAAGTAGGAACTTTTTTTATATAATATAACTATGCCAAGTGTAAGTCCAAAAAAACATCCGAAATCAAAAAATGTTGAGCCCTTCGACAGGATGTTACGTAGATTCAAGAAAGCCTGTGATCGTGCAGGAATAGTACAGGAAGTTCGTTCTAGGGAATATTATATTAAACCTAACGAAAAACGTAACGAAAGAAATCAACAAATCAAACGTAGAAAGAAACTAGACGCTAAGAGAGCAGAACAGAAAGGTTACAGAAGGATTTAATCATGTCTAACTGGCACGGCGGTAAAGGTTCTAAGAGACGGAATTCAAACGAAGAAGCTTATAGGGATAACTTTGATAAAATCTTTGGCAAAAAGGTTGATGTTAAAGTTAGAAAGGAAACCCCTGAGCATGGTAAAACTCAAGTTCACAGAGACAAGTCCAAATATAGTCGCAAGGACTTTAAAGATAAACAACGTGAATTAACTGATTTGAATTGGGATGGTAATTAACTATACTGAATCATTGCAGTTTTTTGTAGTATAGCATCGTCATTACTTGTAGTCTTATTTCCTGATGTAAAATTATAAGATTGATTACTTGTATTATCCATACTCAACACTTGGGAAACTGCATTAGTCCCACCACCACTTGCATTAGAATCTCTCACACTTATCATATCTGCTAATGCTGATGCAACATTCGATGCAGATGTAAATCCTAATGAATCGTTTGGAATAATTCGTCCACCTGTAGACGGTTGAAACACTTCAGGGCCTGCTTCACCAACCATGTAAGGTGTGTTTGCAGATACTGGGCCACCTTTTTCTTTTCCATCTAATAAGTCTGAACCCCATTCTTTTGCAGCATCCCACTTGTCACCGAACCATTCTTTAGTGTCACTCCATGCATTTTTGAGTTTGTCGGTCATACTTCCCCACCACTCTTGAACTTTGTTCCATGCAGCCTGAACCATTTCATTCATTTTCTCGGCATTTGCCTGCATCTTCTCTTTATCAAAACCGAACTTACTCTTAATCCAATCCCATGCACGTGAACCAATACCACTTAACCATGACATAAATCCTTCTGAATTCTCAATCATCTTTTCTCTTGCGAATCCAAACTTACTCTTAACCCAATCCCATACACGTCCAGCGATACCACCTAACCATGACATGAGACCACCACTCTCTTCCATTCCTTCTTTTGCAAATCCAAAGATACTCTTAATCCAATCCCATGCACCTGTTACTATTTTCCATAGAAACCCAGTAAATGTAAATGGTTCATCAGGGTCATCCCATCCAAAGATTCCTAATATGAAATTAATCGCCATGTTGAGAGGTAACATTACAATGTCTATCAATCGTTTGAATAAATTAGTATCCTCATCAAACTCAAAGAGTGAAGTAATAAAGTTAAAGGTTGACTCAAGTCCTCCCCATATACTACCTACAATAACTTTACCGAACTCGTATATCTTACCAAAGAACCATGCAAGTGTATCAAAGAACCAAGGGAACTGTTCATCAAATTTCTTTAATACTTGATATGCGAGTACAACAAGAGCTGCGGCTGCGATACCGATTAGGATGAATGGTGTAGCAGCGAGTAACATACCACCAAGTGTAATGAGTGTCGAAGCTGCGAATGTAAGTGCAGCCATAAGTAAACGTTTTGCACCGACTAGGAATGCGGCACCAGCAGCTTTAAGTGTTGTAAATATTTTTGAAAAGATACCTTTTTTACCAAATATACCCAAGAAGGATTTCTTAAACCCTTCCATTGGATTTGTTAACGCAGTAAATACACTTGCACCTGCACCAACACCTTCTTTGTCACCTTTTGCAAAACCTTTTTTATCTCTAACTCTTCCACCTTTATCAATTTTCTTTTTACCGAAAAGACCATCTAAGAATCCCTGTCCTTTTTCACGGAATCCTTCTCCCATATTACTAAAGTTACTGAAGAATCCTGAGATACCATCTTTGATTTTATCAACAGTGTCTTCTTTTAATATTCCAAGACCGACTAGTGCAGTTAATGCTTCAACTGCACCAAAAACGATTGTAGTTAAACCTGAAGCTGCATCTTGTAAACCTTGGAAGAATCCAGTGAGTTTACCTGTATTAGAACCAAGGTCGACTAAACCAAAAGATAATCCTTTGATACCATCATTAAGTTTATTTGCACCTGCAGATAAACGACTAAGACCACCTGATTCTGTTGCAAGTTCTTTAAAGTTATTAACAATCTCTTCTTCAGACTTAATAATGTCTTCCAAATATTTTACATTCTTATCTTGCAATTCTCTTGCTTCTTGAACTGATTCTTGATACTTCCGTTCTACATCTGCACGTTCTTGGGTAGAGAGATTCATACTTGCTAACATCTCTTGATGCGCTTGTGCATTCTCTGCTTGTTGTGACTTGTATTGATTACTTAGACTTGCAAGTTGATCTTGAAATCCAGTTAATCTTTTTTGTGCCATGACGACTGGGTCAGTTGCACTTTTGAAAGTGCCTGCAAAATCCCCAACTACTCTTTTTAAGGATTTAATAGGGTCTATTACTAAATCTTCTAGTCGTTTGTCGTCTGCCATTTATTTGTTCCTACTGTTTTCCGAATGCTTTACCAGCTTCTGCAATACCAAATGAACCTAGGGTTACTACTACAAATGAAGTGTAGATAGTGTCAGATATAGTAATGTCCTGACCCCAAAATCCAGTCACTAGGTCTACGATACCAAATGCAAGCATCATTAAGAAAGATGCAAAACCAATGATTGATTTTTCATTGATAGTGTTATCATCCATAAACAATGCACTAAAAGTAAACTTTTCTTGTGGTTTCGCACCAGCGGCTGCGATCTTTAGTTCTTTGGACATTCTTTCCATCTCTTTGATCTTGTCTTGTGCCTCATCCAGTTTTAACACTAGATTAGTGTACTTGTCTAGATCAATGTCGACTTCATTTCGTCCAACTTCTATTGTTTCTTTTGCCATTATGTGTCCTCAATTTTAATTAAACTTCTCACGTACACATAATAAAAATTTACCTTCTACGAGAATTCTCTTGTCTCAACTTCTCTTCTTCAAGATAGTTCATCAAGAGTCTAATGTAGACCTCTCTTTCCCATGGCATCATATTGTCCAACTCTGTAAGACTGTACTTATGATGTTGCATCATCTGAAAATTGGTCTCATAATAATTGACCAAAGTTTCATGAGAAAGAGCTATTAAAAAAAACTTTGTAGTCCTACGAGTGTCCTACTCTGTTCTTTATTACACAAACCACACTGGTAGTGTACATCTTTCTGTAATCTAGGTAAGTCTTCAAACCATCTTCCGATTGTTTCGACTTGACCCAGTGTTAAACTTTCGATAAACTCATCTAACTCTTCAGGGTCAGTGTCTGCAACTTCATAAACATTTTCTTGGTCAAAAATTGTGTCAAGACATGTTTTTAAAATTGCAAGTCCTTGGTCAGCTTGGTCTTGGACTTCTGAATACTTATTCATATCTGCAACCGTAGGCATTTTAAGTGTCACACCTGTAGTATCATTTAACATGATTTTATTATCTTCAGGTACTGACCCAACGACTTCTACATCGTTTAGTCCTACTGTTGCTTGTCCTGAACCTGCACACTCTTCTTCTTGACAACTAATTGTCACGTCTGCAGTTTCACCAACTGACTTTGCACGTATTGCCAAGAATAAAAATTCTAAGTCGATAGATGCAAGTTTATCAACGTTTAATTTTCCAAATGTACAGTTTCCGATTAATTCTTTAACTGCACCGAAAATCTCTGCATTATTTTCACTTTCTCTCGCTAAAACAAGTATCTTTTGTTCCTTCACCAAGAAAGGTCTGTATTCTACTTCCTCTCCTGAGTGTGGTAATACGCAGATATGTTTAGGCGTATTCTGAATTGGTAATGCCATAATATTATTTCCTCATTATTAAAAGTAATTATAATCCACCACGTGATAGATTATCTAACCTACTTAATTTTTCATCAAGATTTGATAGTCTTTCGTAGAATTTACCTGCATTAGAGTTAAATCTACTACCTAGTTTTGCACCATCAAGTATGATGTCTAAAATCTTTCTACCTTTATTTAGTAGTCCGCCAGCAGTTCTATCTGCAACGTATTCTGTTGAGAAGAATCTATATGCCATTGTGACGGTAAATCGCATAACATCATCTCTAGTTTGAGCACTCAATTCCATGGGTGCGTATGCGATAGGGTATGCTTCAAAGAGTCTATATCTTAATGCTGACTCTCCATTAAATCTTAATTGTACGATATCGACTTCTCCTACGTAATCATTATAGTAAGAGAAGTATGGGATTGCGGCTGTTCCTTGAGTCCCAAATGTTGGGCCTTGATCTTCACCACTTTCTCCTGCTTCACTTCCATCTTCAGTTAAGTTTCCTGTTTTACCACTGTAGATTGCACTTTGCCATGCCTCTAGTAAGAATCTATCTGCAAAAGATGAGTCGCATAAGAATGTAAAGTCTACGGTTCCACCATCACTTACATTAAATGGCATCTTTCTTATTTGTCCGTACTCAGAGAAGTCTGATGCTTCTAATGATCTGCCTGGCAACGAACATGATTCTACTCTTAGACCTTCCCAACTTAATCCTAATTTTTGTGCATGAAAGTCAACCTCAAATCTATTGGGTCTTGCACCATTATCGAAATGATATTTGAATTGATCTAGATCAAGTGCATTGTCTTTAAAGTCGAATAATCCCATTAGTTAAAATACCTCTTACTGTTTGCATACACTGTGTTTGCATTTTCGTTAAATCTTTGTAGTGGTAACATACTCACTACGTCCCAATGTTCAGGGTCTACTCTTTGAATACGACTGTTTACGTGACCCCACAAATATTTCTTAACACAAGGAATACCATACTTTAAATCTGTAATCTTCTTCAATAGTTCGTATGTTATTCTGAATCTAGTTCGTTCTTCTAGTTCTTCGTCTGTACTAATCTTGTATAATTCATCTAACAACTTTGCACGAAATCTAGGTGCAATGTAGTGTAGATTAAGTCCCATAAAACCCTTTGCATTCTTCTCTAAGAGAATCATGCACGGAAACTTGTCGTACCATGGAAGTGTTTCTTTATGTTTTGCATCATACAAGTATAAGAACATCTCTCCTGTCTTCATCTCAGACGGTTGAACAGTGACACCTTGTGAACGTGACACTTCATCAACTCTTAATCTTATTGTTCTGAGATTCTTTCTGAACCAATCGATACTTTCTGCAGATTTTTCTTCTATCTCTGCTGGTAAAAGTTCATCAAATTGTTCAAA